AACAAGCCAATCTGCGTTCAGCTCCCCATTCATCTTTTTCAGCCATCCATCCTGGATCTCTTTTGGAAAGCCGGCAAGCTTTTTCTTCCTTGCATCCTCCGTGAAATAATCAAAATACTTCAAATCAAATGCGACAACATAACTGTTGTTCTTTCTTCCAATGATCCGCACATATTCAACAGGAAGAGGGATTACCATTGCATTGATTCCAAGCGCATTGATTTCCGTTATATTCTGGATTTCATAATCAGTCAGCGCCATTCTATAGTCTGGTGTGGTCGCAGCAGTTTCAAAGTAAGCGACATACATACCATCATTGGCATTCTTGAAAATACCATCGCGGATAATTTGCTTGTATCGAATGGTGCTTAGTGTACCTTCCATTTTTGCTTTATTGGAACGATAATTTCTTGGCTTTCTGCCATCTGGCCGGCGTGACTTAGAAACAATAACACCATCTAATGTGTGCATTGACTTCATATAGTCGATTGCACCAGACACAACGCCATTCGTTCGGTAAGCCCACTTTGCCATTCTGCGCAGCTCCGTAATATGGTTCATTGGGTTTTTCGTAAAAGCACGGATCTCCTGAATGGTATATGGAGATTCGCTTGACCCGCAAAGCATATTGATATATGCGCTTCCAATACTTGTATTGAACTCGTGGGTATGATCTTCAGCCTTAACGACAGCATTTTCCTCGTACACACGGTCTCGTTTCCAGAACTGATACCATTTCTTTTCACTCTGCAACTTCATCACCTCCTTCAGTTAAATAGTGGAACATATTCGTACTCCGCCGTATCGGACAACAAATCATGTTCAAGCATTTGGGCAAAATAATTACCGTAAGAAACAGAGGTGTATCTGTCCTTACGGTCATTGTTGTTCATAATTTTGATCAACCCAGTCTGATCGCCTCGCTCATATTCAAGATTGATCATCTCATTGATTAAAGCAACCGTTTCTATATAGGGTCTTTCAAAGAATAGCTGCGCTTCAACATCAGCAGTCGCATATTCTGGGATAAAATTAGAAATCTCATCAACCGCCTCAGTATTGCTGATCAGCAAGTCGATCATCCCAGAATTCAGAGCATTACGCATGGACTCAGCAATATTGCTGTTCGTTTCGAGTTGTGCCTTAATGACATATACATTCTCTTCAGCGCCGGCAATCTGAATTCTGTTCGCAACCTTTTCGTCGTTCATACATTTCCATGGTTTGTATTCAATGTTTCTCTCTTCATCAAACAAAACCTTTGCGAGCATGTCATAAACGGAAATACCGGCGTTACGTCCGTCGAGAACGCAATAGTCGGCGTTAAAATCCGTATACAATTGTTTGATGCGGATAGCCTGCTTAGTGGTCTCCCCTCCATGAACAGACTCCATATAGACAACCTGACGGCGATATCCTCTTTTAACCGTAATATGCTCGCCGGCTGTGTCCATCACCTTATGCTCCTGGCTTTCTGGCAAAAGTCTGATGCAGGAGAAGATAGAGTTATCCGTATCGTTTCCGCCCTCCATTGCAATATCACAAGACAATACTCTGATTTCCCCCACCTGTTTTGGAATATCGTATTTGTTCTTTTGCTTCAAAAGAGCTTCATCATTTCTGCGCGGATAAAACGCCCGCTTTAGTCTTCTGTTTCGGTTCAACTGATCATAGTTAAAGAAAGACCTGGCATTTTCCGCAATCATCTGGTTCTCGTACTCAATCGCCCAGGACATCGGATCGAGTTTCTTTCGCTCTTTAATTAGGAAGTTCCTGGTTTTAATGTTGTGTTTCAAAGCAATGCTGTAGTCCATCGCAATAACACACGATGTACCACCAGACAGCATATCCTTTGTAAATGTCTGAATTAGATTCCACATCCAGTGGTTCTGATACCATGCGGAGCTGATATACACTTCCTTAGGCTCTTCCTGCATCCCGGCATACTCTTCTTGCTTCAAATAGTCTGCTTGCCGAACAAATAGGAACGGAGAAAGAACACTGTCAATGATATTCTTCGCAATCATACGGAACTCTTCGTAGATCATAACGGTCGCACGATAACCACGAGCGTTCTCATTAGCGGCAACAACTACAATAGAACTTCCGTTCTTAAAAATAACCTCAATCTCATTCTGGTTGTCCTTAAAACTGTCTATCTCCGCTTCAAGCAGCGGCGACTTTGGCAAAAGCTCCTTTTTTATCTTTTCTGACACGATGAGTCTCGCCTGTTTCTTGGTAGCCGATGCCACAACGATCCTTGCCCCAGGCCGTAGGATTGCCTCTTTACAGGCGAACACGGCAATAAGGAAAGACTTTGCTGCGGAACGGGCGGCTACAATGCAGAAGCTTGGAAAATACTCCATCAGATAAAGAATGATATGCTGATATAGATGAAGAACAATCCCAAAATAGTGCTCTACAAACCTCGATGGGTTTCTCCTATAAAAAGTGAGCCACAAAAGTACACGCTGAACATTTTCTATTTTGTGCAAATAGTGCGTAGACGGGAAATGTTCGTGCAAATGCTTTTGCCGCTCATCCATTAAAACATCATAGTTCATCACATCATTCCTCCTGGGAAAGCTTGTATTCCTTATCAAGCTCTTTTGATCCGGTTAGGAGGTTTTTCAGAGGTCTAAAAATAAAGCGAGAACAATAACTTCCTATATCATCAAAGTCCTTAAACAACTTTTTGTCCTTGTAGAATTCCGCCGGAGTATACTTTTCAATATCCCTTGCCCATAGGCCAAGAGGATTCAACTGAACGGACTCTTCCTTCTTCTGCCGGCGATCCTCCAGCTCAGTCGTCGCCGCATTGATGTATTCTTTGTAGGTCTTTGCCAATGCTCCAATTCCAGAGTCTCCATTCTGCACGGACTTCTGCAACTGTAATTTCAAATAGCAAAGGCTCTTATATAGCTCATCCTGACGCTTATCCTCAGGATCACCGTATTTCTTTACCCAATCATCGTACTCATATTGTAGCGTTTCATAATCCTGGTCGCTGAATCCAAGACCGAACAATTGGATGGTCTCAATCGGAGTCATAATTTTGGGATTATCTTTTACCGCTTGAATTGTCTCTGCGTTTTCGACTTTATTTGCTCTGCGGTAAAGAATTGTATCTACATAAGACGCTCCCTTTGTCTGCGCCAAATTCAACTTGGAAAAATATTGGCTTACCTTACTTCTGTTTGGAGACGGGTGCTTTTTGGCATTTGCCCATGCTCCTTCATCAAAGCAGGTGTTAATCGTCGCGCACAAAAGCTCCATCGCTTTATCCTGGTCTCCGTCAAACACCTCATCACGATAGTATTCAAAGGATTTATCCAGGCACCTTCTGCAAATCGTAAGATAACCGCCATTACCTGCATAATAAGGAGACGGGGTGACATTAAAATTATCCTTCTGTCGCATATATCCCTTACCACATGCGCTGCAATGATACGGGTATTTGTCGTCGTTCTCCAAATTCATTCGTTCAGGGCGCTGCGTTTTTGCTGCGGCTCCCTTTTTCAAATCATTTGCCACTCCATTTCCTCCTTTCGGCAATAATAAAAAAGCGACACACAAAAAGTGTGTCGTAGAATGGTGCGCTCAGCGGGACTCGAACCCACGACTCGCTGCTTAAAAGGCAGCTACTCTACCAACTGAGTTATGAGCGCATATTAAGTTTACCCGGTTTGCACGGTTGCCCCACTTATTTAACGCCAGTTGGTGACTCCCTTTAGGCACAAGACATGCGCACACGGCAATGTGCTTTTATGTAGCCATAGATAAAATTGCTGTTCATGTCTTTTTTATTATGGTGGAACGAGATGGTAACGATCCATCATCCTGCGGTTTTTCAGACCGCCGCTCAGACCTCGTAAGCTATCGTTCCATATAAGAGGGAAATCGCCATACGATTTCCCTGGCTCCAATATACAACATGGTATATGGAGTATGGCGGCGCAGGTAGGATTTGAACCCACGGTGCGCTCATCACGCACGACGGTTTTCAAGACCGCTGCCATAAACCAGACTCGGCCACTGCGCCATATTTGGTCGGTAGGGTTGGACTTGAACCAACAGCGTTTCTAATGTCACAGTTTTACAGACTGCTTCCTTCGCCAATTTGGATACCTACCGATTTTCATATAAATTAAATGCTTACTATGTACTTACAAGTATTAAACCCCTGCCCATTAGAATTTGGAGTTGTCCTTAAAACAATACTCCTCTGATTACCATATTCAATTAGATCCTTCATAGGAATCACAAACATATTCTTATTTTTATCTGAGCAGAACAATATATCTAATGGGTGATCTGTAATTCGGTCATAAACCCCTCCATTTGTACCACCTTTCGATGTAAGCGATATCTCTGCATTTTCAGAAGATGAGAATTTGCATTGAACTGTTTGAAAAATCCCATCCTTTTCTACAATCATGTCATACCACTGAGTATCATTTAATGGTAGTGACACTGTGTACCCATTTGCACCGAAATATGCGATTGCTAAGCTTAGGCCGACTCTTCCCCTATCTTTGTTAGTATTTGCTATCAATATTCCTCCATAAATATACCGCGTTAAATTTCAATGATTGGTGCCGGTAGTAGGAGTCGAACCTGCAACCTGCCGCTTATCTGGCGCTACGGGGTATAAATCCGCTGCTCTGCCAATTGAGCTATACCGGCATGGAAAGCCATAACAAGACACAAAAGAGAAAGGGAGGTAGAAAGAAAGGAGATGGTTTGAAAGAAAACTTAAAACATAGATATTGCTGTATGTGTCTTTAT